CTTGATGCTTTATAGGCTTACTATCAGTGCTTAACAAACTGTCAAGTATCTGAACAATGAACATTACTGGTATACAACCATTCTCTTTGAATATAGGTAATAACTTATCAAAGATAACGTTAGTTCTATCTTTCTGATCCTCAAATCGTTTCTGATAGTCTACTCCGTGTAATGGTGGTAGTATCTTCATTGTTGGAATGCTATGCTTGACCATAACGTGTCCCAT